GTATCGCTGCTTGTCACCGTAAGGTTGTCCCGGCCTATCGTTGCGCGTGTCACCGTGACCACGGCAGAAGAAGCCGACGCGGAGAAATTCGCGTTTCCGTTAATCGCCGCCGCCAGATTGGTTGCGGTTTGATTGTTGGATGTTGCGCTCACCCACTGGTCCGTCCCGCTGCTACCGGCGCTGGTGAACGTCACCGTGTCCCCGTCTTGTTTTGTGAGGATGATGGTGCTGCCTGTTGCGATATTGGCGTAATCGCTGACTGTGATCGTGCATATCGCCTCATCAGGCACCGTGCGCTTGACGATTGCATAAGTCAGTGGGGCATCGGCGTCCTCGACATTGACATCTTGGAACAGTCCATCCGTGGTCAACAGGCTGGGGGCAATGACATTCTGCGAACGTAGTATCGAAAACGCGGCCATTGAGCCATCGCCGGAGTTCACCAGAAAAAGGAGATCGCCCTCATCCACATTCGTGCCACGCCGCAAAGCCATGCGCGTGGGCGTTTGTAAAAGGTGCGATGAAAGAAGCGAAATATCGTTTGAAACATAGGAACCCTCCACATCAAGAAACAGAAATTCGCGGATTGCCTTGCCGCCGCGTTGGAGGTGCAGAGTCCCGCCCTCCGTGCTGACCGGCATCGTTCCTTCCTTCGTTCCGCGTGTGGTGGAAGGTTTGAAAATAAATGAAGTCGGCGTGAGCGGTTCACCATCTATTTGCGGAACCACAAATTCTGTCCCGGTGGTGAAGACCTGTAAATCTCGGCCAGAAAAGATACCCACCACGGCGTTGACTTGGTTCGTATCAATCGTCGCTTCCAGTGCCTCATCATCAAGGGACTGCCCTGCATCGAAGTTGAAGAACAGACCAACCCGTGACCCCCATACGGTGGTCGGAAGGGATTTCGAGCCGCCGATAATCAATCTGCCTTCGTGGAACGTCGCTGTTTTCGGCCAGCCCTTACCGGAGGACCAGGCATCCTCATAGCCCGTCTCCAGCGTCCATGCGCCACTGGCGATTGCGCTGGTGGAGAAAAATGGAACTTCTGTAACTGCTGAGACAACGGTGGCTGAAGTGAAGCCCGTGATCTTCGCCCGTCCGAAATTGTCATTGGCTTGAATGTACTGGCTCACATGATCGGAGGTGAAGACACTAGCCGACGCTGTAAGCGTGATGTTCCCCGTCACCGCGCTTGGCGTCAGTGTCGCGGAGGGTGTGCTGCTGGCCGGGGTGAAATCATATTTGGGAATAAAATCGAAAGTAACATCTGAAACCGTCCAGGTGGCATCATTGGCGCCACGCACGATTTTCAAGGATTTCATGGTCTCCTCGAACAACAGCATCGTGTCGGCGCTTTGCGTCCACCAGAGATTAGACAAGCGCGCACTGGTGATGCCGTCCGTCACACCAGAAACCGAGGAGGAGCAATCGAGATAATCATTCCCCGTCCCATTTATGTTTGTGATTTGCACACCTTCCTTGAAGATGTAGGCGCGTGTGCCGCAAAACAGGAACATATAGGTTTGGGTGGTCGAGAAGGCGAAGGGTGCAAGACGCACCCCCGATTGCGGTGAGGCGGCAGAGGGAATAGTGAAGACGTAGCGCAAGCCAGGACGGCGCTCAACGGACCCTTGTGGCTTGCAAATAACATTACGCGCTCGCTCCAGCGCGCTCTCATACTGCTTCAGGTCTATCCGGCCTCTTAGCTCCGGGTTGATTTCCCCAACGGCAAAATTCGTTTGGACCTTAATAACGCGGCCCATTTCAGCCAGCCATTCTCACATCGGTAATCGGGAAATCGGTTATCATTTCAGTGCTGGACCCCTGCCCGTCGATGGTGGCCGCTTGACGGAAATATCCACCCCGCCCTGCTTCGCCGGGATTGCCAACAGTAATCCGCTCCCAATGCTGGGCCTTGGTAATTTGATCGGTGACAGGTTCCGCTAGATGCCAAGCCATCGCGTATTTAAGTAGCTGCACAAAGTAGGACGGCATCTCAGCCTCTAGCGGAATAGCTTGATAGTCGATGGTGACATCTTCGTAATCGGTTTGGATTTCTTTCTGGTAGACTTCCCAGCCGCCGGTAACAGGGCGAGCGCCCACCTCACTGGAAGCAAATACCGCCCGTGGCACACCCGTTAGGCTGTCGGACGGCATCGGGTAGGCATAGCTCCATTCGTTGACTGGCGCTGTTGCAGAACGCGCTAGGTCAACCTTTTTGATGGAAAAAGACCAGGCATACATGGAGAGCATGACGGCCCGGACATCGGGATAAAGGGCTTCGCAAATACCCGCCTGTGTAGAGCCGTCTGAGAAGGACGAGATCGTATTCTCGCCAAGGAGGTTCAAAGCATGGGAACAAATGGAAACATCGGTGTCACTGGTTGCCATGCTCTACCTCAAAATAAAGTGACCGGGAGGCGCCGTGGACGCACAGATAAGGAGGATAGCCCCCCGGTCACACGCGACTAATCTAGTCGCTATCCGTTGCACTTATTGCCGTGCCGTCGCCAACATCGACAACGCCAGAGGCATTTGAGACTACCGGATGCAACGAGTAAGTGCGGGTGCCGCCCGTACTCGCATGGACATAAATCAAATCGCCAACCTTCAAGAGATCGCTGGCGCTGTTGAAATAGCCACTCGCATCGATATCTGTCTTTGCGTCAGTGCTGGTATAGGCCCAAATCTGAGGCGCATTACCAGCTTTCGACTGACCGCCGATAGGCACAAGGCCCGCTGCTGCATAAGCCATCTATTTGCTCCTACTCTCTGCAAGTCAATTTGACGATGCCCTCGTCATCGATGCTGATTGCACCGGCTGAGAGCATACAGTTGGTGAGCCAGGACGCTTTCTCCGGCACATAGTTGATCTCGGTTTTGATCCCGATACCCTCTGCGTAACCGATGGCGTCTTTGTGCCATGCGAAAAGTGAACGATCCGAAGAACCGTCAATCGCAAGACCGCCCTCGTCCATGTCACCCATCATTATGATCTTAAAGCCCATCCAGGAATCTATGGTTCCATCCATGAGATTTCTGGCGGTCACATAGTCAACGCTGGTGGCTTGGCTCTCGGATAAGAGGCTCGCCAATGAGTCGGCATGGACAACCATGTAACGATCCGCCGCTGGCGCATTCTTGCCATCGAGGAGGCGCTTGGCTTCACGAACTTTTGCAAAGTTCAAATTGGTATTTGCCCCACCAATCGAATTGGCAACCGTCAGAGATGTGCTGGAAGCCGTCAAGGCGTCCAGTTTGATCTGATCCGCTCGCCGTCCAATCGCATTGGAGACAACTTGGACGAGTTCTTTTCTCTCGTCGTAGTTGACTTTTTGCTGATCGAAAATCGATGTGTATTCCGGAGCCGCATAATCGGACAATGTGGCAACCGCGTTGGAGTGAGTCACGTTAAGTGGCACGACATCCGTTTGGGGAATGTGTACCGTGGCACTCGCCTTACCAATCTTGGGGAACTGAACCGTCGAACCGACAACACCAGTCCGAGTACGGCAAGAACCATTCAACTTTTGAACGGCCTGATATGCCTGTTTCACTTCCGCCGCGAACAGCTTGGTAAAGTTTGTGCTTAGAGATACAGCCATCTCAAAGCTCCTGTTTCGAGTTAAATCAATTCGCCAAACAGGTGGGGAAAAGATTTCCGGCTGTGGCTTGCGGGTAGGCTCCCGCCGCTGCCAACCGTCTCGAAAGAACTTCGAGGTAGGGTTACGCCGACAATTTCATGGAATTGTTAGCGTGTCAATAGTCTTTTGGTTATAGATGGTAAATGGATATATCAGGAGCGCCGACGTTTGTGGCGGTCATGCCAGAATTTACTGGCCACGCGCAATTGTGAGTTAATGGTGCGGATCAACTCACACTCCTCTTTGATGATGCTGTTGTACCCGGCGCATATTTCATCATCTGTTTCCGCCGCCAAACTCTCTGACAATTCCATAACCCTGTCGATATGTTCACAGGACTCCGGCGGGATGTTGGGCTTATCAATGGCGCGGGACACAGAACATTATCCGAGACTAGGCATATGTCCTTCTGCCTTGGGGTCCATCTTCTCTAGCTGCTGGTAGACCTTCTGGCGATACCCCGCGTCCGTGTTGTATCGCGGATCGGCAATCATGCCCTCCAACTCAGATTGCGTGACCACATCCGAGGTGTCGGGCGCGGCCTGAATCGGAATGGTTTTCTCGCCATAATATTGCCGCAATCGGGTCAAGGCGCGTATGCCGTTTGCGGTTCCTCCCCAAACTTTGAACTCCTCGAAATCATCACCCGTCCATGCCCCTTCACGCACCATCTCTTGCGCCCATTTAACGTGACCGTTGATTACCGCCTGTCCATCAGGGCCGAGTTTTTCGAGTTCTGCCTGTCGATCAAACTCTGCCTCTTGGGCGGTATCCTCTGGCCGGTTACTGGCAACAAGGCTGACAATGGATTCAAAATCGTCCTGTGTCAGCCCCCGCTCGGCGGCGACCTTCTTGAAGGAGCCGAGAAGCTCATCGTCTTCCGCCACCTTGTTATCCAAAAATTTCAAATCATAGGCGCCGTCTTCCGGGACGATATGGCGCCCATTGCGGAGTTTTTTGTAAAGCTCGGTCTGGCTTTTCGCCAATCCCTCGAAATCAGCGCCCTTCTCGGCATCCCAAAAACGATCCGCCAGCCAATCGGGCTTTTCATCTCCGGTAGCTGGGTCTGTATGGGCCGGTTCCGGTGCATTCTCCGCTGGCGCCGCGTCTTCCGGTGATACACTCGGCGCATCGGACAGTAGCCCTTCCTCCGGCGCGGCGTCTGTTGTTTGTGCCTGTACTGTCTCTGTCTCAGCCATCACGCCCCCCTCGCTCTATTGGCCCTCATCAACATTTCACGAATTAAAGTATTTTGCCCTTCCCTGTAAAAACCGAAATCGGTGTCATATCCGGGCGCCCAACAGGGTTGCATCAGATACGCACTCGTCAGCCATTCCAAGACCCGCTCGCCATCCGGGCCATCAAAGATATGCGCGAGGGCGCGGTCCAACGCCCCTTGCTCGGTAGCGCTTTGAGGTGGTGGCAAAGGCTGCTCGGCATTGACGCCCTCCCAACCGGAAGCGCTAATGTCGATTATATCCGCCATCAGGGCGCCGCCGCCGCTTCAGGAGGTGGCTGCTGCGCCATTTGTTGTTGCTGCATCATCTGTTGCGCCATCTGCTCCATCTCCATCCTCTCCTCCTCCGTTGTTCGCAACTGCATCGGGACGCCCAGCCTATCTGCTACCCAATCCGAGATAGCGTCCATCTTAACCGTGGCCATCCCTGTCGGTCCCATCTGCGTGGCAATGCTCATCCACTGCATCACATCTTGAACATCGTCCATGTTCTGCGCTTGGGCCAGGGGCGAAACCGGGACAACCTTAATCTCCTGGCCATTGATCGATAGCGGCAGCTTGGGAATGATCCGCGCTTCCTCCATGACTGCCATTGACCGCACCACGATCGGGACCATCGTTTCGGTGATGAGACGCCCGAATGCAGAGCCGAGATTGGTAGCTAGTTCGCGCATCCTCTCGACAATCTCGGTAGCGCTGCGAGCGCTCATGTTATCCGGCGGGAGGCTATCATCGAGAAGGATGCGCTTGATGTTCATCCGCAAATCTTGCAAGACAATCTGCGTCAATTGTAGATCACCGGCACGAGGCAGGGGTTGGAGAGACGCGCCTTGAGGGCCGGAGTTCCTGGCAACAGGTATAACGGCACCAGGGGCAATGCGGATCGTCTGAGGGTTCAGCACCCCGTCATCAACCGCCGTGTAGACACCCGAGACATTGACGCTGGCGTTTTTCAAGAGCAACTCGACTGTCTTGTTGAGGCTTTTGATATCATCCAGCGCTTGCACAACCGGACCTCTGCCATAAACCTCGCCGCTCACCTTCATGTAACGCGAAACAACCCACGGGCTGGTCCTCAGATAGCGGTACACCAGTATGTCTGATTCATCGCCGTCGCCCTTGTAGCAGATGTAATAATCGAAGCCGCCGTCCCGCACGTTGACCACCGTGCTTTCCTGTAGCTCAACAGGCTCTTGCGGCTTATCTTCCAAAAGGCGCTCAAGCGTTTCCGAAAGTTTGGCATCGGGCCATTCACGTTTAATGTTTTCAACCGGAGTGCGGATTTTCCGGTAGACGTTTTCCACCACACCCCCAGGCCCCTCCTCCAACGCCACCTGGAATTGGGGGATGGCGCGGAAGTTGATCGGCTTGAGTGCAGTTCCCGGCTGAATCAACATGATTCCGGTGCCAACAGAGAGGTCCATCAGGAACTCGCCTAGAGCCAAATCGAAATTTGTCTGGCGGATAAGCGTGAAAAATCTGTCGGTTAATTCCTGGCATCCCATCCGTACATCGGAATCGGATTCCGGCGGGATATCGGTCCCTGGCTGTAACGCCATCCAATGCTTATCGGGCGGGAACAGCCCCGACTGTAGCCGATTAGCAAAACGATTGACGCCGTGAACCGCCGTGCTGTCGAATACCTTGCCCGTCTTGTGCTTGCCGGATGTTCCAGATTTCCAGCTTCCGTCATACAGGTTCCGCTGGGGCAGAGCATATTCGTAACATTGCTCATAAAGATCACGCCAGTTTTCCTTGGCCGACCACGCGGTATCAAACCGCTTTTTGATCTTTTCAACCGATTGCGAGGGCTTCCGCCTAGAACGTCGTGCCATGGTCTTTTCGATTAAAAATTGTACCGGAGGAGCCAAGCAACGAGGACGCGAAGGCTGGCGAGTTCATCAATAACGGACGCCGCCGTTGTCGGAGATTACGTTGTTCACCGGCTTCGATGGCGGCATTGTCGAACAACGGGTCTTTCTTCACGGGGTCTGTCGCCGCTGTCGCCGCTGTCTCGCTGGGCGCTGCAACGGGGGCTGGCTGTGAATAAGCGGGTTTTAGGCGAATAGGTGGAGGGCTATATCCCCCAACTGGGCCGGGCGCCGGGGCATTTGTGTTAGGAGTTGCTGCCGGTACTCCCAAGGCACCAACTGATACTGACCCCGTTCCTCCCGCGCCTGGGCCAGCGCCGCCGCTCATTAACTGGACCCCGTTTTTTGCTTGAACGTCACATCACCGAGTTCCGTCTGCTCAGGAACGCCGAGATAGGCGCTTTGCGTATCCAGGAGCGGATCAACGGAGAGGAGGCTGCGTTTTCCACCTTGGCGACGAGCGCGGCGTCGGGCAGCAAGCGCCTTCGCGTCTTCCCGCTCCTTTGCCTCAATGCGCTGTTCTTGCTCCTGCTGCATTCGCAGAACTTCCGGGTCTGGCCCTGGGGGCGGTGGCGGTGGCTTTGGGGAACTCAGAATCCCACCCATCCCTTAACCTCGCAAATATGTAAAAATCTTCACCATCAGGGCCGTATTTTTGCAACAAACCCTCCTCTAAAAATCGCATCTTCTTGATCCACCGTATAGCCTGAAAGTTTCGTGAATGAACCGTGCATTGCAGGCGATTCATCAATAACTCGCCAATATAAATATCGAACATTTCCTTTGCGACGCGGTGGAAGGTGCGGCCATACAGCGGTAACTCAACATCCGTGACCATCCACACTTCACCGACACCGCGCCACAGGGGAACAATGCCGAAAGCGCACACGGGTTTGCCATCTGCAACCCCGCACCAGGCATATCCGATGTTATGATAGGATTTCGTCAACTCCTCGTAATTGGGGATATTGTCGGGAAACACTTGATCCCATTTACGCAAGGTCATCAGCTTGAGAAGGCCGGGATGAAACTCGACAAGTTTCCGCGATTCATCGAGTTTCATGTAGCGATTGAGTGCGGCGATATCGTCAAGCATCGTAAATATCAAAATCTATTTTCGCCTGTGGAATTTGCCGCCATGTCATGGGGCGTCGGGTCATCCGCTTGTGTTCGCCACCGCCTAGAACGAGGTAGCCATAGGCGTCCCCAACGTGGCTGTGTTCGTTCTTGTTGGGAACATCCTTGAAGCGCTCTTGACCGGCGCCGATGGCAACACGGGAGAAGTGGTAGCCCCCGGCCAGCGCCTTACGGATACGGGCGCATTTGCGACTAACCAGCAATCCGGGCTTCTTATCGATGAAGCGGATCATGGGCGCTGCCATTGCCTCACGCCGCGTTTTCCAGTCATTCGTCGCCGTGGGACGCGCCAACAAGCCAATGGATTGGAGGTAGGCAAACGAGGTGGTTTCGTAAATCTGGTCGCGCTGCTGGCCAGCCGGATCGCCCCAAATCATCACCTCCGCTTTATGGAACAGGGTTTCTATTTCCGCCTTCAGTTTGGTGCCGAAATTCTCCAGCCCCATGTCAAACGTGACGAGTTCATGGATTATCCGCCATTGGCCGCTGACCGTCCGTTGGCCAAAAACAGCGGCGGGTGTCAGTCCGAAATCAAGGCCGATTTGCAGGGGAAGCGTTGGATCGTACTCAAGCGTTTCCTCCGTCATTGCCTCGTCGTCATACTCAGGCGTGATCGGCTTGCCCTCGACAACGTAGGTATATTCCCCCTTTGCATAGCAGCGTATCCAGTCCAGATTCTTCCCGCCGACAAGCTGATCGTAATACCCAGGCGGCAGGTTCTTGACGTTTTCGGCGGAAGGGTTTGCCATCCACCATTTACCAGCCGACATCACAAACCCATTGAACTCGGCGTTTTCGGGCAAATCCGTCTCCGGCACCTCAAGCACACCGGACGGTTGGCGGTGGAAATCCCAGGCATAGGTGCCAAGCGGCGCCTCCTTGCCCTCTGCCAGCCGCCAGTACCAGTGATCCGAGTCACAGGGGTTGGTATCCATCCAGATACCGCGCCATGTGGGACCGCCATCGGCCTTTGTCGGGTATCTTCCAACGCGGTGGGTTAAGCCATCCACAATGGCTTTAGGCAACTCACGGCACTCATTGATCCAGGCGCCGGTCAATTCCAGGGAGAGCAGCTTACGAACATCCTTTGGCTGATCCAACGCAAGAAAAATCACCTCGCAATCGACGCCGTGCGCGCCGTCGCGGCTGGGCAGCTTGATGTGATGGGTGATGGGCGGCGACCAATGCGCCCTGCCCCAGATGTTTTCAGGAAATATCTCCATCCATGTTTTGAGGGTGGTGGTTCTGAGCATCGGGTAGGAGTTCCGCACCACGACAAACCTGGAGTAGCGGATGCCGTCACGGGGAGATGGTTTCTGTTTGACCGCTCTCAGCATGATCTCGGCGGCACAGGCGTAACTCTTGCCACTTCCCACCGGCCCCATCAACCCGCGCACAAATTTATCCGAATTAAGAAACTTCCAGATGGTGGGGGCTGTGGAGAAATCGAGGTTGAGGTCAGCCGTGTCACTCATCGGTTTTAGAAACTTCCTCATAGGTGGTGGTCACATCCGGCCCAACCATCTTGATGCCGACAACGGATGGGGCATCCGGTCCTTTTTCCGGCGCTTCCAGCAACCCCGCCGACTTGGCAAGGACACGCAGAACGGAAACCTTATCGTGCATCTCAAGCTCCAGCGTCGGCTCACCGCCGCGTGACTTGGTGACGCGGATACGCTTGATCGCACAGGCCACCTCGTCGGGGATATCCGCCGATGCCTTGACCTTGACGTTGCCATGCTCATCCCATGTGAGGACATCGGTGAGATTGGCACCGGCAATATTGAGGAGGTATTGCGCCACGGCGTTTTTGTTGTGAGCGACCACATCGTTGCGGCCACGGAGGCGTTGTTCCAGCCGCTTAACGCCGCCAAAGCGCCCTGTCGGGCTATGTGTCCCGGCCACCGGCCAACTCCTCCATCCAGATTTCCGCCATCGTTTCGATGATGCCGTTTGGTCCCTCGTATGTGCGTGGCGGAGGGCGTCCCAGCATCTTGTAGATGGAGGTGTAATTTCTTCTGGGAGCTTGCTGGCGGAGCCACAGCCAATGCTCGACGGCGATTTCCTCCGCTTCTTTCATCAAATCCTTCATGGTTTCACCGATTTCGTCATGCCCGAATTTCCGTGATCTTGATGCCGTATTCAGCTTCGGTGAGTTTTTTCTTGAGGCGGTAGATTGCTGTTCGCACCCCTTTGACATCCTCGATCACCGCCTCGCCGTTCTCGGTGTAGCGGAAATCGGCGTAATAGCTGCATATGGGCCGGTTGTTCAGCGTGATCGGGAATTTCGGCTGCATTTCGAGATCCGATATTTCCCCCTGACGCTGGCGTTCGCGCAGCAGCACATACCTGTTGGCCTCTGCCTTGGAAGCAAACTTGATGCCGTCAACAACGGTACGAATATTTCCGTATTTCGATCTAGGCATTGCCTTCAACGCCCGCGCTAGCGTTCGATAGTTGATGAAAATTCTGCTGGTTTCCACGTTGCTCGACGTAGAGCATCCCGGCGTCGATGGAAGGCGCTGGGCCGTCATAGGGCTTGAGAAAACTGGCCAGGGTATCGCCACCGATGCCGGAAAAAGGTTTAACCACGAGTTGGCGCACCCCGCGTTTGCGATCAAACCTTGACGCCATCGTGAGCCGCTCATCCCGCACCAGACTATGGGCTTCTTCAATCGTCATATTGGCGAGACGCTTCCAAATGATACGCGCTTTCCTGTCTCGTTTCGGAACGATGGGACATTCTGCGATAGCGATCCAGGAACTTGGTTTCCTTGCCCGAGAACTCATTGATCTTCCTTTCCAGCGCTTCCAGGGCGAGAACCCGGCGGCGGCACTTTTTCTCAATTTCCGTTTTCAACTCCTTCCAAGTCGGCCACCACTGACTGAGTTCCGGGGCTTCGCGCAGCGTTTCAACCACGGCGTCACGGGGGTAGGACTTCAATTTCTCGCTATAGGCTTCCAGGGTAATATCCAGTTCAGGTGCGCTCTGGGATTTGTGGCTCGTCAAAGCCCACAGGCGGTTTAACTCCATCAACACTTCACGATCCGGTGCCGGGGCCATCGACCTCGACAACTTCGCGTGGGTCTCCGTAACGGCTTCCAAAGTCGGATCGCCTTCGATCTTGTAATGACTAATCCGGTACGTCCCAGATGTTGCTGGATAAACCGCGTCGAGCCAAAAACCGTTCCGAGGCTTCGACAATACCGTCGCCGCGTGATGATCTGCCGCGAGGGCGTTGGTTTGTTGTTCGCTTCTGGCCAGGGCTGTCGTGTTCGTCATCCCATCTCTCCTGATTGAGCCATGTCGATGGATGGCAGATAAAATTCGGGTCCGGGTCGTAACGTGACAACCCGTCCATAATTTTTTCGTGGGAGGTTTTTTTGGTGGCTTTCAAATAAGATTTTCTGGCAGCACCCTTGCCGACCTTCAGAGGGTATTTTTGCCAAAATTCATCAAAGGATTTTTCGTCGTTTTGATGTTGTTCCCTATAAGATAAAGAAAGTGACGGTTCTATTGACGGTTCATGGTGCGCCTCCGCACCATTTAGCACGTCCTCTCCGCACCATTTAGCTTTGTTAATAGTGCGCCTCCGCACCATTTCTATTTTGTACTTTGTTCCCGGTTTTCCCTGCTTACTTGGCACCGTTCCAACGCGGGAAAGTTCACCCATTTTGATCAACCGGGAGATGTTCCGGCAGACATTTTCCTTCGACACATTTACATACTTTGCGAGGCGCGAAAGACTTGGCCACGCCACGCCGTTTTCATCCGCATGATCGGCTAATGCCAGCAAAATAAGACGCGCCGTTCCTTTAGCCTTGGAATGCTCCCAAACATCCCTGTAAGCCTCCAGACTCACGCCGAGGCCCTTCCCATCAGACGCACAAAGCTATCAAGACGCTGCCTGTTGGATGCCCCACGCTCCTCCAACCCAACCTCGATGAACTCAATCACCAGTCGGGTCATGCTGGTTCCCTCTAGCGCTCCCTGCGCCTTCAATCGCGTATGCAAGTCAGACGGCACCATGAAAGTCGTTAGAATTTTATCGGTATCTTCTTCGCTCATCGCCATTCCCCTGGTTCCGCTCGTTCACCCGTACAACACGGCTCAATCACTTGGCCGCAGATGTTGCACTGAAAATGCCCATGCACATCCACCGCTTCACAGGCTACGCGGCAACTCGGACAGATAACCCGCAGGTCTTCAGACATCGGGCAACCCAAACGGGTCATCATTAAAAGCCGTACCGCCGCCCTTGTTCTGCTTGTCAAACGGAGGCGCCATCATTAACCGCACCTCAAATTCGCCCTTGTCATTCATCTGCCCAATAGGAAGCGCATCCAAGACCAAACTAAAGCCGTCCTTGCCCTTCCACGGGAAAGCCACGCCAATGCGATTGCCGTAACTCTTGCCGTCGCTACCCTTCCGCATCACCTTCAACTCATACCTGTCAGCCATCCACTCGCTCCTTCAACAGTTGTGAAATCTCAAATCCAATCGCCGCGTATCCAGCGATATCAACCCAGCTATCCGTATGTGTCGGGTCTTCCAGCAATCGAGCAACCTTCAACTCAACGCAGCACAGCACCGCTCTCAACGCCCCTACATCGACCTCAAGCACCACCTCCCACAGCTTAGATAGACGGCGGAAGTTTTCATCAGGCGAGCCATAGGACGCCCTACGGTCCTTCACAGCGGCATCAGCTAGAGCGAGGCATTCATGGGCTAGGGTCATTCAGAAAACTCCGAAATATTTTTGTGGGTTGCCCCTTACACACCAGAGGGGGGCGGGGGGCGGAAGGTCGGTCATTTCAATCGCATCAATCCGCCATTTTTCGACATTGGCGCCGAGTGTCCATATCGTGGTGCTTGGTTTAGCCATTGGACACACGGCTGTCACCGGCCCAGAAACCCGAGATGGACCGGCGGGTTGCGGCGGTGCTGGCGGCATTCCATAAGGTGAGCGGTGGCTTTGGTTTTGATGCTGTCAACGCTCTCGATTGCCAGCGCCTCTCGCGCTGCTATGAACGCTGCCTCATTGACTACGCGGAGTTGGCCGGTTATACCCTGGCATTCCCGCGCAAACCATCGCGCCAATAAGTCAACCTCCGCTAGCTCAACTCCCTCCGCCCCACTACGCTGCTTACCATCGCCTCCGCTTTCCGCTTCCGCTTCCGCCTGCTTTGGTAATGTCCGTTCATCGATCGGCGGTGGGTCGTCTTTCGTCATGGCGTCATGCAAATCATCCACAGTCAGCCGCGTGTCATAAATCACCCTATGGACCGTTCCCATAATGTGCCGCCATTTCTCGTGCGATCTATGCCTACTCACCACCTCGACAAACTTCCCGCGCCTTAACTTATCGAGCGCTCTGGATATCGTGCGCTCAGAGATTGGTTCTTTTAACTTGTTCAAATCATCAAACATGGTGCGGATGTTTGGCCAGGCGAACCCTTGATTGTTGGCATAGGAACACAGCACACAAAGCACCCGGAACTCCTTATCTGTAAGCCGCTTATCCGTCACCGCCGAGCTTGGCACACGGGCAAAGAATGACGGAGGTCCGTTATTTTTTTTCCCGAATTTTGGCTTGTCGTCCATAGTCTTATGCGATTCTTTCCCATTTCCTCGATTTTGCCTATTGACACTATCAGAAATAGGCATATATTGCACCGTGAAGGTTTCGCTAAAGTTTAGATAAGAGGACTAGAAGATGACTGATTTGACAACCGAGCTAGAGGATCAATTGACCTTAGTCAAAAAGTGCATCCTGAACGGCGAGGCTGACGAGTACCCAGACCGGGAACTGATTGCCGCAAACAAGGCCCGGGAGCGAGATTTACGTATAGCGCTTCGCGCCCTATACGCGGCGAGGACGGTCTAAATCTGAACTAACTAAAACAGCCCCGCCCAGCGCGCCAACGCTGGAACGGGGCCTAATCGCAAACCCTACAAGGAGGGAATACGACATGACAAAGATTAACATCTACGACAAAGTTACACAGCACATTATTGACGCGCTAGAAGATGGCGCCGGGGAATGGTCCCGGCCATGGCATTGTGCCGGTGGCAATATGCGGCCAAGCAACGTCAAATCAGGAAACACCTACAACGGTATCAACGTCGTATCGTTATGGGTGGCGAGCGAGCGTAACGGTTACGCAAGCGGCACATGGGGAACGTACAAACAATGGCAGGAACGCGGCGCGCAAGTTCGCAAGGGTGAACGCGCTTCGCCGATTGTGTTTTATAAGAAACTTACCGTCTCAAAAGAGATGGATAACGTCAAAACAGGCGAAACGGAAAACGTCACCATCAATATACCAATGGCCAAGGCGTCAAACGTATTCGCAGCCGAACAGGTGGATGGCTACGAGTTGCCGGAAATTGAGCGGCCAGCGCCCCGCGACATAAGCGAGAATGTTGCGGCCAATGCTTTTATAATCAACACCGGCGCTGATATCCGGCACGGTGGCGACCAAGCATTTTATGCGCGGGAACCAAGAGACTATATCCAAATGCCCGAGCGCCAAGCGTTCACTGATTGCGATAACTATTACTCAACCCTGTTGCATGAACTCACCCATTGGTCCGGCGCAACGAAGCGGCTTGATCGAAAGAAAGGCGATAGGTTTGGTGATAAAGCCTACGCATTCGAGGAGTTAATTGCTGAACTGGGCGCCGCTTTCCTATGCGCTGACATTGGCGTATCGGATACGCCGCGCCCGGACCACGCGCAATATATACAATCTTGGCTCGCCGTTCTGCGCAAGGACAATCGCGCCATTTTCAAAGCGGCGGCACAAGCCGAGAAAGCCGCGCAATTCTTAAACGGCCTGAACGTGCCTAGCGAGGTGGCGGCATGAGCGACACTAACACTAAAACCAGCGTTTGGCAGCTTGAACGCGATTTGCGCGAAACTTTGGCCGATATGCGCGCCGAGATTTTAGAGGCGAGTTATCCAGAGGATTTGTTGCACGAGATTTGCGATAGCGCCGTGCCAATCTACTATCATCAGCTTGCCGAATGTCTGGCAGAGGATACAAGCCTCGCCTATGCCAATGACAACATATTTGGCAGATCCGATGAAATCGACGTTTGGAAAATCCTACAATGGACAATCTATGAGCGTTTAAACGCAGCGGCCCACCAATGGCTTGATGAACAACAGGCCGAGCAAGAGGAGGGCGCGTCATGAGTGGCTACAATTTCGCTGCCGGAATGAGTAACCGCGCCGTCGCGGCCTATAATTCCGGGTTATCGCCAATGTCGCGTATCACCATCGCCGAGCTACGGTTCGCCGGGTGGCGAGAAACCAAAGCGCTCGCCGTGGCACTCGCCAAGTCCGGCCATTGGCGCCGCGCCGAATGGCACCACACGGGCGGCACATGGTTTAACGAAACGGACTTTTACAATCCCCGCGATCTGGTGGAATTTTGGGATGAATTAACGCCAGAGGAACGGCACAAAATCAAATCGGAATTAACTGCCAAGAAACCGCCATGTGAACCGATAAGAGTGCGCGGTGAATACACCATCTGGGGCGGATCACGCAGAAAACCGCGCCGAATTGGCGAACGAGCATTTACCGGCACGAAGATTGGTGATTGGATTGAACTTGACGACGGAGGGCGCAAAAAAGCGTCAGGCCGGTGGATCAATTGGGAGG